AATTGCAACAATGGCTCGAATGGGGGCCCGCGCGCGTTGAATTTGAACAATTCCGCCACGAATGCCAACTGGAACATCGGCGCCGCCTTATTCTATCCATTTACGGAGGATAAACATAAACGCCGGTTCCCTTCCTACACCCCTGGCCGTTGAAATACGGAGAAGCCGCCATTATTGGAAAGGCAAGTGGAAATTAACTTGATACAGGGCGGGCAGTAAAGCGGTCGCACCTGCTGCCCGTAGAGGATAGAAGAAAAAATATTCTTATAGGAGTTTGTTTATGCGAAAGAAGGAGCTGTGGCAGGCAGTAGAATATGCCACACCAAAGAAATCCGCAAAACAATACAAATATTTGTATCGCCGTATGCTTGACGAGAACGTAATCCGGAAGGCATACAAGAAATTACGAAAAGGCAAGACTAAGCGGAAGGAAATTAAAATAATAGACGCCAACCTGGACGCGGAGGTCGCGGCCATGCGGCGTATGATTGAGAATACCAAACCTCCGGGCGTAGAGGTGGAGCACCCGGAGCTGGCATATAAGCCTTGTAAACGGACACCGAAAATCATTCACGAACACGGTAAAACCAGGAAAATCTATATGCCAGAGATCCACGAGCAATGGCTACACCACATAATCGTGCTTATTTTGGAGCCGATCATAACGGCCACAGCTTATCCATATTCCTGCGGGAGCTTCCCGAAGCGGGGCGCGCATTACGGAAAGAAACAGATACTACGCTGGATAAAATCCGGAAAAGGCATACGCAACTTTGCAAAGATTGACATCCGGCATTTTTACGACAGTATCCGGCTGCCCATTCTTATGCGCGAGCTTCGGATCCGGATTAAGGATGAATGGTTTTTATATATTATTGAGCTTTGCTTACAGGGCTTTAAGAAGGGCATACCGTTAGGGTTTTATATTTCCCAATGGCTGGCGAATTACCTACTTGAGCCTTTAGACAAGTTCATAACGGAAACCCTGGGACTAAAGAAAGATATGCGCTACATGGATGACGTAACCATATTTGACGACAACAAAAAGAAGCTGCACCGGGCCATCGTTGAAATACAAATTTTCATAGGGCGCCGGTTCCGCTTGAAGCTTAAGCATAATTACCAGGTTTGCAAGTTC